ATCAACCAACCCCTTTTGCTTGAGGTATTCATATGAATCTCCACGCCCAAACAGTTCTGTACATATTGCATAGTACGGAGCTTCATACACCTTGGCTTTTTCTTTAGAATTGCCTGGAAGAAATCCCATATCTCTAGTAGGCACAACACTTCTAACAATTATAACTTTTTTATACGGACCATCCACCTCAGTTATAATTTGTTGGAGCGCAAGATACATGGAAATAAAACTTTTACCAGTACCTGCTATACCATGAAGCATTAGGTTTTTGCCTGCATCATAGGCTTCAAAAGATTCTCTTTGGTGTTTAGTTAGTGGTTCTATTTTTTTTAATTGGAAGTTTAGCTTTTCTTGATAGCTGTTATCATTATTGTTATTATTATTTTGCCTAATAAGTCTTTTTTCTTTTCTTGATAGCTTTTTCTTTTCTTCCATTTTGTCCTACTAAAAAGTATTAACTGTACTCCTTGTGATACCTCTAGAATTTCTTCTTTTAATATCTTTCAGCAAGTCTCGGAAACCGTTATCCGGCTTTCCCAATCCTCTGCCTGAATGGATTAACGGAGCACCGTTAACTAATTGTGTTATGTTTTGATTGCTCTTGAGGTATTCATCAAGATCAGATATGGTCATAAAGTCTTCAAACTCTTCGCCAGTATCATTGTTTATGAATCTATATGTTGGCATCATTCCCAATCATTATTTTCGTCATTTTCAATTAGTACACTAATGTCTTTAGTTCTTAGTGCACGCTCAATTCTTCGTTGCTTACGTTTATCTACTTTATTCTTATGATCTATGTATTCATCTTCATCGTCGTAAGAATAATCGTTCTTTTTAAATTTACGCAGCGTTTGTTTGCTCATTTAGAATAAGTCCCGGTAATGCCTCTGTTACGTGTTGAATTGTAATGCCCTTCATAGGCTTCTTGTCCTTGAAAAGGCAAATCATCTCTGCATCCTTTGGCGCTATACGTTCTAGAAATTCTACGAACATAGTTTCGCGCTTCATCGAAGGGAGATTATCGTGAAATCCTTTGATAAAGTACCTTAGCTTTTCACAATCTTTAATAAGAACGTGCTCTTGGTCTACTAAATCATTGGGTTTGTATGGTGGTGTTCCTTCTGGTAACTCCCACTGTACATTAGGATCATATCCTGCTTGGAGTACAATTCTCAAAACAAGACTATCATTTGCTCTGATAGCATCAATCTTTTCTTGAGTTCTCTTTAACTTACCTACTTTTTCTAGGAACTCAGCTACACCAATTACCATTAAAATTCTCCAATATGTTCAGTTAAATTGCGAAGTCTATTCGCGATAAAATAATTCATCAGCTTTGAACGATCTTTATTATCCTGCGAGTAATAAGATTCCATTACCTTCAAACGAATATCTTCTGGAACATGGTCCAAGTCGATAAGCTGTTCGTTACGGAAGTAATTACGAGCAATGTTAGTTTCCATCTCATTTGGTTGAATCTTGAGATAGTATTCGATTTTCTTAGCAGTAAGCGGACGCTGACGCTCACCGATAACAAAACAGTTGTCAGAAGAAAGAATGTTGGGAACACCATCACTAGAATCTCCCTTCAAGATATGTTCTCTCTTGTACGAGAAAGGATCAGGGTGAACGATCCACTTTTTGCGAGTAGGATCATACTGCTTGACGTTGCCGTAGGAATGCAGTTGAATAAAATCTTTGTCGCCAGAAAGAATTAATACCTTACTTTCTTGGGGAGCATCCTGCAATGCTGCTGAGAATACCAGTGTAGCAATGACGTCATCTGCTTCGGCAGACTCAATATCAATTACTCTGTAAGGGAAATATTCTTTTAGCTCAGAACGAATCTTATTCAGGCATTCGAATACTGCCTTCCAGTCAACTTCTGACTTTTCTTGAGCTTTCTTTCTATTGGCCTTATAGTAAGGAAATACTTTCCTGCGCCAATAATTCGTATTATCGCAAGCGATAACTAATTCTCCGTACTCTGAGAAAAATTTAGTTCTGTATGAACGCAAGGAATTTAGAATCATATGTCTTACCATATTTTCTTCTATCTGTGCGTTAGTATGGTTGCCAAGTTGCATTAATAGATTCGAAAGCATAACTTGATTAAGGTCAACAATAATCATAATATCACCTATGAAGATTAATCTTCTTCTTTCAATTTAATATTTAAGCTGTTAACTATATTTAGTGTTTCAGGCTCTTTATCATCGGCTTCGAAAACATTCTTAGCTAATGTTTGAAAAGGATGTTCGATTCCATAAAACTTACACATAAAAGATCTAATCGATTCTACAATCAAAGCACCATCCTTTATTGATTCATCTTCTGATGGATCTTCTTCATCAAGCGAAAATCCGGAAATATCTAACTGGTTGAATATCATTGGAATAACATTCGTCAATGTTTCTTGAATATGAAATTGTTTCATCATGTCCAAATTGTGTGATATATTTTCCGGTGTGACATTTTGTTTAGGGCCAGAGTAAGGTTTCGGGAAGGTTACTACATTGTTGCTAATCATTTATAATCCAGTCTTATACATTGTTATTATACCATCCTTTTGTATATTTGTCAATGTATTTATTAATTTAGCAACTAGATATAATCGTCGATCCTTGTTCAACGAATTTGAAGTCATAAACCTTACAGCTAGATTCGTGAGTAACAGCATGGATAACTTTTTCTCTGTGGTCAGGTTTCACATAGAATAAAAAGAATCCTCCACCGCCAGCGCCAAGCAGTTTGCCGCCAATAGCTCCAGCCTTCAAAGCTTTGTCGTAGATAACATCGAAATAATCGTTGGTGATCTCTTTTGCCAATCCCTTTTTGTCCATCCAAGCATCATGAAACAATGCTCCGAAATCGTCAATCAAACCAGCAGAGAAAAGATTAGCCCCAACGAAAGCTCTATCTCTGTTTCGTGCTACTAGCTTGAATTTATCTTTTTCGTCCATAGCTGCAGCTTGTTTTTGTAAAATACTATTAGCTGATCTACCACGACCACTATAGATAAGCAGGAGATTGTTCTGTAACTTGTTCCAACTTTCATTATTGTTAACAACAGGTTTAACAGTTACCACATCATCTGTTTCAAATTGAAAAACGTTTAACCCACCATAAGCTGCTGCATATTGATCCTGTTTACCAACAGGAAACTTACACATATTTCTTTCAATATGATATGCTGTTTGTGCTAAATGTTCTCTGGTGTAGTTACCTTCAGCCAAACAATTTAGCAATCCTGTAGTAAAGGCTGAAGAAGAACCAAGACCAGAACCCCTCGACAAAATATCAGAGATAGAAGCAATTGTTACATCGTTGTCGATATTAAAATGCTTCAAGCTTTCTCTTGTAATAGCATGCTGCATAAGTTCAATGTCAGCTGTTTGCTCAATTGTATCATACATTGTTTTGATACCAAGGTGTGGAGTTTTGTGCATCATAACATATATGTACTTGTTGATTGTAACTGACAGAGCAGCACCTCGTTCTCTAAGAAAGAACGAGGGCATATCACTACCACCGCTGAAGAAGCTGATACGTAGAGGAGTTCTGGAAATAATCATAGATGGTTAGTCCTGTAAATAAACATTTCCTTCTTTGCCTTTCGGCTGTCGACAGTAGGGTATCTCCACTTTAAATCGCCAAGCATTGTTTCCCACTGCCCAACAATTCTGTTGATATTATATCTACTATCAACATAGATCTTGTTAAAGTTGATCATGTTTTCATAATTGTCAGAATTAATCATTTGAATAGCAGCACCCAAATGCTGTACCAAAATTTGTCCATGATGATTTCTGTCTTCCATGTCGCCGCGATACATGATATTCAACATACCAGAAGTTTCAGGCAATGCACCATAGCTTGTATGGACGCAAACCAAACCAGCAGACATAGCTTCTAGCATAGCACGACAGCTAGTTTCCTGCCAAATAGAAGGATAAGCGAAAATGTGACACTTGTTGATAAACTCTTTCAGTTCCGCATTAGGTTTATAGCCATGATACGTCATTTGCGGATGGTTACGAATTTCATTATACAATGGTTCGTACTGCTTGTCCATCTGATCCCAACCATAAATCTTAAAGCTAGAGAAAACATGCAAGTGAATGTTGGGATTATTTTGCGCCAAGAACTTAAACACAGGTACAAGAATCTCTAAACCTCTCTGTGGTGTAGAAGTGTACACAATGTGAATTTTACCATCATCAGGTTTATTTAATGCTGATTGTGGAGCGGGTTCAATACCAGATTCAATAACGTCTGACTTACCATCATACTTAACGCCATGAAATAGCTGATAACGTTGAAACTGCCAGTTTGAAATAAAAATGTACTTGTGTATATTTCTTTGGAACTCAGCATCTTTAAACTTGGCTGACTCAGGATCTTCAGGCAAATCATGACACCAAAACACTCGAAGCTTTTCTGGCTGATATTCTCTAAGCCGAGAACAAATAATCTGACTTTCCTGTAGAAGTTCTGGGTTGATTAACTCAGCTAGTCTGCGCTTGGCGATTTCAGTTCCGCCATTAGCATTCTTGGAAATTTCGTTTTCTTCAAATCCACTCATAGAACATATCCCGACTTTTGTGCATCATTGTAAAACATTTGAACAGTTTCCATCGAGTATTCTTCGAGGTTCTTGTTCTGTAATGAAAACTTCTTGATCTGATCAGGAGTCATCGTAATGATGTCACAACCAGAACGGTAAGCTTGAGTGTAATTAAACACTTCGCGACAAGAAGCCCAAAGGAAATTAGCCTTTGCGTCTCTGTCTAAACTCAAACACTTAGTAACGATCTTTTCTGGATCACGTAAAGTGTCAGCAATTCTACCAGCGAAAATAGAAATAATTACTGAACCAGTTACATCTTGAATTTGCTCTAGAATATCCATTGTCTGATGCTCTGTAAACACAGCAGTAACATTTACGTTGATGCCGTCTCTAGCAAGATCGCCAATAAGATTGTAGTTAGAAACTCCCTTGGTGTTCATTACAGGAATCTTAACATATACCTTGAAGTCGTACTTGTCTCCCCAACCTGCAATAATCTTTGCCTGACGAAGCATTTCGTCTTGCTCGTCAGCAAAAACTTCTAAGCTGATGTTTGTATCAGGTCTAATATCTTTTAAGTGAGGGATAATATCGTTGGCAAACTTTGAAAAGTCTGTGACTCCAGCAGCCTTCATCAAGGTAGGATTGGTAGTAAATCCCTTGATGTTCTTGTTCATTGCTGCATCTATAATACCATTATAATCTGCGCCATCGGCGTACACATCAATCATTCATAACTCCTAAATTAAAAAGCTTGCCCGCCATAAACTATCAGTAATATAATCAGGCTTTATATCACCATACTTATCTTTGTAATCTTGTTTAAGATTCCACTCTTTGTTTTCTAACCACTTATCATTTACCCATATTGTATTTATACCAGCCCTGTTACCAGCAATTATATCTTTGTCACTATCGCCAATAAAATAACATTGTACAGGATCAGCATCGTAATATTCCAAACCTCCCAACAACATACCAGGATTAGGTTTGTAGTCTGGTGCACCTCTAGTATGAGCCATGTACAATTCATCAATTTCAAAATCTGATCTGATCTTGTTATGGATTGCGTTTAGATTATCCCAAGTCATATAGCCATCTTTAACGTCTGGCTGATTAGTTGCTATGATTATAATATAACCTTTATTTTTAATATTATAAAAAGCTTCTTGAACCTTAGGTAGGTATTCAAACTGTTCTAAGGTCCATGGCGCACAAGCAGTTATACCATCACGAGGAATTAACTTGTTAATTACACCGTCTCTATCAATGAAACAAATTTTTACCATTTAGTAGAGTTTTCTTGTAATTTAGGATTTGAAACGATACAATGCCAAACAACAGCTTGAAATGCTTCGCTATGAGGAGTAATTCGTTTAGGTTCAACATCAGGCACAACTACGCAAAGATCCGCATTCTTAGCAATGTAACCATCCTTTTTACCAACAATACCAAACACCTGTCCTCTGTTTGCCTTAGCAAATTGAGCAGCATTAATGATACCAACAGAAACATTCTTTTCCTTATCACCACCACCAACT